GCACCAATGAACAAGCCATAAGGAATGGACTTCTTAATCTGGATTGTGTTCCATGTCCCAAAATCGTTTGCAAACATAGGGATTGCCAACACGGCAAGAAGAGATAGCAGGGTTATGCGTTTCATTGATGTGCCTTTCATTTCATTGACATATCTCAATTATATACGTCATTTCCTGAGTTCCTGTGGGATTGGAGTTACCTCGAAAGGTCTTGTCAACAGTATCCTCTCAACCATGCTTGGAACGTTGTCCTTCGAGGTTCCATATATGGATATCGTATGCGTAACCCTGTAGGAATACCATGCGCCGAAGAATTGGTTGTCGGCGAACTTGTTTGGCTCGGTCTTTGGCTCCTTCTCGGACGAATCTTGTTGATCAACCGGTTCATCTATCTTCAGATTGTCGGTGTCAACCACTTGCTTTTCCTTCATTTCCTCCTTTCGCCTCACCAGATAGAAGCACTGCCAAGGTTGATGACATACCTTGTTTCCTCTGGTGAGTATGAACGAATCTCTGTTCACCACGCTGTTGATGCAATCCGAGTAGAGGTGTCTCTGGTTGCTCCATTTGCTTTCATCAATCAAGTAGTTCGTCTTGTCTCCCAAGTAGGATTGCAGGTTCGGGACTGATTCCTCCGAAGTAATGTCTGGATTTGGATAGAACGTGCAATCCTTCTTTGGGCAGGCGGTAGGAGACTTGAAGAGGTTCTGTATCTTTTCGTTCATCACTATCCTTCTCACGAACTTGTCCTTGGTTATGTTCAAGTCCCAATAGTGCCGAGTGTAGTATTCCTTGATGAACCTTGTGTAGGACATCTTGGACAAGGACGTTATTGAAGGCTTAATCGCCTTGGCTTCTCCAATCCCAGGTTGGAATGGATTCACCTCGAAATCTTGAATCTCATAGAACCTGTTCAATTGAATGGTGGCATGCTTTACGGTGTTGCATGTGGAGTCATCGTTCAACTTCGCCATCTTGTATTTCCTCTCCTTCTCCTCCCACAAGATGATGCGTGGGTGGTTGTCCACATCGAACGAACTCGGCTCCGTGTACATTCTGTTCAAGAGGTAGTTGATGGCGGTGAAGTAGTTGTCCTTCTGGGTTGTGGTGTAGTAGATGCAGACGTCGGTCTTGCAGGGGGCTTCAAGGAATGTCTTGGTTCCAACGTTGTCCAACCCCACGGCATTGACGAGCAATTGGCAGATGATGTCGGTTATTGGTTGTGGCTTCTTCAGGTTGTAGTTGGAGTATTGGCACACTTGGGACAGCTTGTACCACGCGGCGGAAACGAGTTCAAGCCTGTATGTGGTCACGTCCAGATGCGTATCGTGCGACACTATCTCCATCTTGTTGACCAAGAACACATGGGAGAAATAGTCCTCCTTCTTGATTGGCTTCTCCACCCAATAGTCTCCCGCGTCATCGCCCTTCTCGTTCTTCTTCGACTTCTTTTCCGCTAGGTTCTCGGCCCACTCAATCCTTGCGAGAAGATGTGGTATTCTGAACAACTTTCCAAGGTCTCTGGCCGAGTCCACGTACACCAACTGTCCAGTAAGGACAAGGGCGTTCCACTGGTTGGTGTACTCGAACAACTTGACGTTCGCCGGATCCAATATTATGTTCTTGTGTTGGATGTTCGTGGTATCGTAGATGATTGCCGAGAAGCTCCACCCCGTGCCATCGATAATCCAATGTCCTGAGGACATGTTCAAATCTGGTGTAGTGCTTTGAGCCATATTCTGCCTATCCTTTCTTTTCTTTTTACATCTTCCGTATCAAGTCCTTTTCGGTTATCACCCTGAACAACTTGCCCTTCGCCTTGCATATCTTCGCAGCCATCTGCCATTTCGCCATGTTGGTGATATACGTCCTGACCGCTTCGTTGTACTGTATCGTGTTCCTTCCCTTCTTGGGTGGAACCGTCTCGCCACTGTGCTTGATTTCAACCCAAATCTCCTGGAGAATCGGTCCAGACTTCACCCACATCACGAAGTCAACCATGTAGTGCCTTTGCCGCTTCTGGACTGGATCGAAATATGGTATCGTGTTCACTGGGTTCTCGTAGTCCCACTTGTATATGTCTGGATTGTTGTCGAGATACCTTATGAACATCGCCTCCAGCTTGGACTTGAACATGATGAACTTGGCGTTGCGCAGGTTCTTCTCGGGATGCGAAAGGTAGTATTTGCCACGAAGAGCCGACTTGTACTTGCCCTTCGTCGCCTGTCCCTGATAGAACTTTCTGTTCCTCATCGCCATGTTTAATCACGCCCTCCCTTTCCTCTCGGAATGCTCAAGGATTTCGTCCTGGAACTTGTTGTAGATGCCAACCATGAGATTGGAGATGTCGCTTTCGTCAATTCCAATCTCCTTCTTGAACCTGTCGATTGCATCGTCAAGTTCCTGTTGGTTGTTGTCAACATCTTCCTTCATCTTCTCCAACTTGGACAAATCGTCAAGATGCTTCCTTCTGGTGTCCCTTGAAATCTGAGACAACTCCTCCATCTTCTTCTCAATGTCCAACCTCCGCATCAACATGGAGTTTCTTGCCAAGCTGTCCTTTACCAAGAAGCACTGGTTGAATATCCTTGCGCTCTCATCCTTCAACCTCAACCTCTCCTGGTCAACCTTGAATATTGAATCCAGGATGCTCTTCAACGAATCCCTGTACGCAAGCATCTTCTCCTTTGACTCGTCAACCTTGGACTTCAACCTCTCAATCTTCGATATTTCCCTGGACGTTGCTTCTGGAGAATGCACGGCCTTGTTCTCCAGAACAAGGTTATTGATGTCGTCCTTGTCCTTCACCACGCCAATGTCCTGGAGATACTTGATTGTCCTTGCCTCAAGCAGTTCAAGATCCTTTTCATACAACATTCTTTCCGATATTCGGTCTTGAACCTCCTTCTCCGCCTTTGCGAACAACCTAATGCTCCTATTTCCCGGCTTGGTTGCGTCAACCTTGTTCAATTCCCACTTCTTCTCAATAATGGCATCTTGCTCCTTCTTGGATTCCCAACCGTACTTGTCGTTGTACTTCAACGTTCCATTGGCTTCGTCCATTCTGGACTTGATGTCGTTCAATTCGTCCTCGTATCTTGTCTTCTGGATTGCCAGCATCTGCGCATATTGGTTCAACCTCAGATTGAACGAAATCTTGTTGCATTTCCTTCTGAACTCAAGAAATTGGATTTCGTTGTTGAACCCCATGTCGGAAAACGTCTTTTCTGGTGCATTGCATGCGTACCAATCGTGAAGCAGGATTATGTCCTGAAGTCCGGCAAGGGCGATATTCTTGAAATCGAAACCGTCCTTGATTTGGTGGTTGTCGTCCCACACCTGAGCCTCCGTCTCCTCCATCCTTTCCTTGAAGTTGCGTACCAACCTTCTTACCTTGATTGTCGCGTCGTCGCAGACCACAAGCATCTTCTTCATCTGCGCCAATTCGTATCCAAGGTTGAACATGTATCCTTTCCACCTTTCCGTGAGAAGGACAAGGTTCTTGAGATTTCCGGAATACACGTCCTTGAACGCAGGCATGTTCGGAACTTCTTCGTCTTTGGTTGGTTGTTGGACGTCAGATTGTTGCTGTTCCTCCTGCGTCTCGCCGTCAATCTTTCCAATCGCGTCAACCTTGCTGTTGTTGATGTGCTGGATTGTCGAATCCAACAGTTGCTGCATTTCCTCTTGCGAAAACCTGCTTGTTGGCAACTGGGAAAGCAACTCCTGTTTCCTTCTCTCCAACTCCTCTCGGCTCTATTCGCTCCAATCGTTTACCGGAACTTCCTCCTTGGGTGGATCTTCAATCTTCTCTATGATTTTTCCGGCTTCTTCCACTATCTCGGTGATTCTGTCCAATGCGGTGGAAAGTTGGTTCGAGTATGTCTTGTCAATCTCCAACTTGACCGATTTGATCTTCTGTCCAAGGGCAATCTTTTCGTCCATGTTGGAACTGTCAATCTGGTTGTACTTGCCCAAGAGTTCATCGAGGATTTGCCTTTTCGCGTCTATTGTCTGTCTCAACCTTGTTCTTTTGGCAACAAGTTGATCATATTCGGCAACAAGGTCGTAGTACCTTTTCACCAATTCCATCCTCTCCTTGTTTCCAGTAAGTTCTTGGAACAACCTCCATATGGCAATTGTCTCCTTGTTGAAGCACTCTGAACACTGGACTTCCTTCCTCCATATGTCCCTCTTCAACTGTTCAAGGCAAAGTTCCATTCCCTTCAGTCTTGTCTTGAACTGAATATAGTTTCTGACATATCTCAAATCGTAGTCTGGAATCCTCTGGCTGAACACGGAATAGTGGGATGACGTTGTGGATTTCACCATTGGGATGTCCCTCTCCGTTGGTGTCCATTCCTCTTTTACTTTAACCTTGGACTTCTTTGGAAGGAAATCGTTCTCGAACACAGACAATATCTCGTTCCTTTCTGAACTCCATGTCCTCAACTTCTGATCAGGGGATATGTCCAACAGCTGCCCATCCTTGTCAATCTTCGCAACTATGTACTGGTACTTGTCTTCTCCAATCTTCCTCTGCAACTTTACAAGATACTGTCCAATGTGGTTCTTGTCCTTCTCCTGGTCAACAAGCGCGAACGAAGATATGGCAAGTATTCCATGCCTCGCCAACTGCTTCCTGTATTGCTTGTACTTCATGTCGTAGTACGCCCTTGAGGTAACGGCTCTGAAGTCAGGATGCGTGTTCGGAACAAGAGAAACCTCGGTTGTGAAATCGTTCGCGTTGGTGAATGGAACATATATCGAAGAGAAGTTGAAATCACGTATTGCCTTTCCATTTTCATCGAACGCCTTGTCGAACACCTCCTTGAAGTAGCCAAGAAGAGTTGTTGACAGTCTCGCGCCTTGATACATCTTCTCCACAGTCCTGACCTTCTCCCATTCATCTTCGTTGTTTCCCGTTCCCTTGTACTTCACCCTTGTCCATTCTGGCTCCAAGTCAACAAGGTTTACCCTGAAGTTCTTGTGCAGAAGATATCTCTCGTATTCAAGGGTGGAATACTTGACATGATCCTCGAAGGTGTACTCAGAATCGTTCGACACGGAACCGTCGTCCAATTTCACCAAGTCAAATGCCACCGCATCCCTTACGGTTGGACAGTCAATCTCAATTCCCATCCTTGAAAGAAACTTCTTTGGCGACAATCCCTTGTGGAACATTCTCCATGCGTCATGCCTTGGTTGGAGATCAACAATCTCGGAACTTGAAGAATCAAGTCCAGAACTTGAGGAATCAAGTCCAGAACTTGAGGAATCAAGTCCAGAACTTGAAGAATCAACCTCAATGTCGTAGAACAGTGCCTTGAACTTCCGCTTCAGTGGTTCTGGCAGAAGCTTGTCCAAATCACGATATGTACATACATAATTAGCCATTGATATATCCAATTATGAGATTGTCTATTGCGGACAGAAACGTATCCTTCTTCTTCGTATTCTCGCCAACCAACGTTCCAACGCCCTTGACCTTTTCAAGAATGTTCACGCACTCGGAAACCTCTTCTTCTTCTCCTTCTCCACCACCTTCTGGTTCCCCAGATGAAGTTGTAGGCTTTGGCGCAGAAGAAGTTTCTTTCCCCGTATCTCCTTCGTCTCCTCCAGTTATCTCAGTTTCCTCTGGTTTCACCAACTCCCATCCATCGTTAGGGTCTGCCAATTGGAACGCCACCGATATTGACTCGCTCTTCTGTCCACCAGAGAATATCTTCTGCTTCAACCTTCCAAGAATTCCTCTGTTCGATAGCGCAGCATCTGCCATCTTCTTTCCATATCCTGAATCCACTTGAAGTTCAGTGCCTTGTGCCAATTCAGGCTTGCCATCTTCTCCAACCTTCTTCAACTTCTTTCTGCTCCACCCAAGCAGATTGGTTATGTACTCGCTTGCAACCTTGTTGGTCATCTTCCACTTGATTGAATCCAGTTTTCTCTGATCTTGTGGCAGCATCTCGTCTTGGACATACTTGTGATCCTTCATCTGGTTCTTGCTGTCCGAAGACAACGAATTCATGGCAGATGTCTTCATGGCCATTATTGCCTTGTTTATCAAGCCACTTTTGAACTTGTGTTGGAACCAATCTTGCGTGAAGTTGGTGGTTATTGTTATCTTGTAGGCATGTTCCGGATGCCATCCCTTTTCCTCTTGCCCAGCACCACCACTGCGGGAAGAGTTGTCTCCGGTAATCACTTGTCCAGACCCCATCTTGTCTGGGGCAGAACCTCCAAGCCCCCTCCAAATGGCAATCATGTTGGTAGTCTTGTCCTTCAATTCTCCACGAACAGCAACGTCTGACTTCCACGGCTCAGCGTTGAACAACTCTTGAACCTGCTTCCACATCTGGATGTTCTCTGGGTCGTTGATTCCATTTGCGTTGAACCTTATGCTGTTTATCTTGTTCAACTCCCCCTTCTGGTTGTGGGTTTCCTTCCAAGTCTCGTCTTTCTTCTAAATCCATTCCTTCAAGCCATTCCATTCTATCGCAAACTGCTTGAACGTTTTGTCAATTGCTTCCGAAAGGGTCTTTTTCTTGTCTGGAAGATCCATCAGATACGAAACACTGCACTTGATGATACTGCTGTTTCCACCAGCCATTTCATCGCCAAACTTCTGCAATACTTGAGTCTGGGCATAGGAGTCGGCTTTCTTGATTTCACCCCAGTTAATGAAATACGTCTTTCCAAGGTTAATCAAGTTCGCCAAAGTCTTGTAGGTCTTGAGTTTCTCTCCCTCTGCCTCTTGAATGACATCCTCAACAACAATGTCTTTCAAGATAGTATCAAGTTCTCTGTTCATGTCTTTCATCTGAAACGCCCTTATGGATTTACAATGGTATTTACCATATATATGAAAAAAGAGACCACGGATTTCTTTCCATGGTCTTTGCATTTCCACCTTTGGCAACCGTCAACGAATATCAGAAAAGGTTCGCTTCCTCAATCCAGTACGTGCATTTACCTCCTTGATAGAACATCTGGGAATTGAGATCAGTTTCAACTGCCTGTGGATCGTCAATAAAGTCTGGCTCATGCGCCATTTCCATCTCGTCCATCACGCAAGAAACTGCATCGTCTGGATTCTTGAACGATGCTGTTGACAGTTCCATTGTTCCCCTGTCAAGTATCACTACCGTAAAGATTTTTTGCCCTGCTGTTATCATGTCTGTTGTTCCTCTTGCTTGTTCAAGTCTATTATGGTTGGATGAGGCATCTTTTCCATATCCTTCTTGTCCATCCAGATCGAGGTTATGTGATACTCTGGGACTTTTCCATACTTCTCCTTGAGTTTGAGATATGTTTCGTACTCGGCCTTCTCCTTTCGATCCTGAGCCTTTTTCTTCTCCTCTTCCTCCCTGCGCTTCCTCTCCTCCTCGGACTTCCTTCTCATTTCCTCAAATTCGGCCTTGTAGTCATAGCCATCTTCAAGCCACCTTACTGGAATGTTGCACCAATCGGTGTCAGACTCGCCACAGCATCTGTAGGAATAACGGCACTCAATGGTCTTCCCATCGTCACTGAACCAATAGTCCTCAATCCCATCGCATTGGTAGTCATAGGTGTCTTTGATGATGGGTTCAAGTTCTTCCTTGAGTTCAGTGTCAAGGTCAAGAAACTCTCTCAGCTTCGCCAGCTTTTCCTTCAGGTTCTTCATCTACATTCTCCTCTTCAACTTCATCACAGTCAAAACGTTCACCATTGCGAATCTTCTCATCGCATTCCTTGCACAGATAGGTAATCCAACCTTGCGTCTCAACCTTGTTGCTGTCATCCAATGGGATTCCACACTTTGCGCAAGTGTTCTCGGTCATGTCCTCCGCTTCCCTGATGTACTGGTCGGCAACCATTTCAAGATAGTCGGAAACAATGCTGTGGGTGTTCTCGTCCAGCTTGTTGGTAAGTTTGTCGGACTTGAAATCCCCATTCTCGTCATATTCCGTTATGAGAATCCCATCATCGTCAACTGTCCTGATTGAGAAGTAGAAACGCAAGGTGCCATATTTCTCCTTCACCTGATCGGCAACAATGGCAAGGTTGTACTTCTTCACGGACTCCATGTTGTGGAATTCAAGCACCGTGCAGAGCTGCTCAAGGATATGATACCATCCTCGTGGGCATTCAATCCCCCAGCACATGCAAGTTTCCTGCATTGACTTCTTCCGCTCCTGGAACAGGATTGGAAACCGAGCCATGAACTGCTCGCCATATTTCGCGTCCTTTGGAACGCCATAGTATCTGTGGAACATCTTGTTATCTCTCTCCTTCATGATAATTATACCACAGTCAAGACAAGTTGTAAATAAGGAATTTCCTTCTTTTGATTGAATATGTTGAGGAGAGAAGGATAATAGAACTCCCAGAAAATTTGGTTCTTGGCGCCGGCTGCCATATGCCACGCACAACACACATACACATACATTCACATACATTCACGCATCACACAACATATACATGCATGGCACATTTAGCAACCGGCACCAGTTATGGATGAACCACTTCCAACCGAGTTTTAAGAACCTATGTCCCAAATCGCCAATCAACCCGATGAAACCTTGGCATCATAACAACAAACACGAGCATGATAAACACATACGCGCATATACAACGTCTTTAATTATACGCAATATCCCAGGCAAAAACCTTCCAATGGAAGGAAAATTTCTCAAAATTCCTTCAACACGGCATGGAACCTGTTCCTTGTTTCCTCGTCTGGTATGTCCTTCAGCATTCTAGCCAATGTAGCGGCTAAGGACATGTGCCTCGTCAAGTCCTTTGAATACTGGCTCAACTTCCCAATCATGGCATCCCTTGTCTCGTCTGGATGCGTTGTGAGTTTTACCGAAGGTTCAAGGACTAATTGGTTCGTCGTCCAGTCAAATCCCACGTCGCATGACTCAACGGGGACTGTAGTGAAACAGGACAACTGGTTCTTGTCGTGCTTGTGAACCGTAATGGAATACTCGCCAATGTCGCGGTAATACTGTTTGAGTTCCTCAATCCCGGCTATGAATTCGTCTACTGTCATGTCTGTTTCCTAAAATGTGGACGCGGGGAGAGTTGCACTCCCGTCTTGCTCAGGTTCAGATGCCACTTGGTCATATGCTTATGTCCATCTTCATTTCATCCGGTACAGATAGGACAATAACTCACGGATGATTTTATGGGAATGGCTATCATTGGACGATCCCATGTTCCACGATAGTTGCGTTTGTGAATTAAGCCCAACAAGATATTCACGCACAATCTCTCTTGTTGGACTACCGTCTTACTGATGTTGTTTTTCAATCAAGCGGCGAGAGCATAGTCGTTCTCATTTGAATTTCGGTCAATTTTTATAGAAGCCGTTTGACCAACTTCTGCATACATAATGCCACCCTAACATCTGCCAATCGACACTAGTTCGCGCCCGTAAATCAAAGAACAAAGGAGGGTTTCTTCCCTGCGATGGAACACCCACAACCACCACCGAAGCCAGATTTGCGCATGTTGCCAACTAGTACAGCCCAATCCTCACAAACCTTGCCACAGGCACGTTTCAATTATACATCATTTACCAGACTTTTCCTCTGGTCCAGTCTCAATGAGCGTGTTGAAAGTCCAGTTGAGTGACATAAGCCCAATCATTATCTGGAACAGAGAGATGCCAGTATTTCCTGCCTTGAACTCAACGCCGGCAACGAAACAAAGCAATCCAAACACAAGGATGCTCAGCATTATCAACAAAACCTTGCCAACACTCATTTCGTGCGCCTTTCAGAACTTGAGTTCGGGATTCCCCATGATGATTCGCAGATAGTTCTCAACCTCGGTGCGTTTCTTTCCAATTGCCTCAAGAAGCTCATCATGCTCCTTGTTCACCTCGTCGTCCCAGAAGTCTCGGTTGCCATGAGCGTCCTCAAACTCCCATTCCTCGTCACGAAGACGGTTGTACTCCAGAAGAAGGGGTACGAACACCTTTTTAAGCATTTCCATGTTCATTCGCATTATCCTCTCGGCAATCAAAGGTCAATCGCAATCCCATCTTTCTCTTGATGGAGAATCTGCTTGTCGGCAACATATTCAATCTCGACCATCCCCTCATCCTTGAACATGCCATCGTCATGAATCTCCCAGCTCTTCACATGCTCGGACGGGTCAATTCTGTTGATGATATACGGGGCATCGCACTTCTTGACGAAGAAATTAAATGTCTGCCACTTGCGCTTCTCCTGTTCATCCTCAAATTTCTTCTCAACCAACTCGTCGATATAGTTCTCCACACCAGAGAACCCCTCGTCCAGAAGATACTTGAGAACATCGGTGGAAAGGCCGAAGTCATGCGCCTCCCCATACTTGTTGTCAACCAGAGTCAACCGCTTGTCGTTCTTGTAGTTCTTCTCGCAGTTGACCTTCACATTCTTGTTAATCCACATGAATCCCATTTCTGTTTTCTCCTTGTTTTTGTTGTTAAAAAAAATTTCGTTGTAGGTCTTGCCATCTGCCTAGACTGCTATTCCAAGTTTGCTGGCAGGAACGCCATCAATCTTCTCGTTGCCATATGCAGATGATATTTCATACAGTCCATCATTCTCATCCACAACCCAATATGGTCTCCACACGTAGGTGGAATCGTCATACTTGAAGACCAACTGCCCAACAGACACCTTGTCCTTGAACACCAGCGTGTTTCTGCCGGACATTGCCCATTGGAGTTCATACCACGCCTTTGAGTTCGGTATCGTCATTTTTACTCACATAGGTTTCAATGTATCAGCGTTGAACTGAATCACGCCATTCTCCATGTTCCTGGTGGCGCACTCTATTCTGAGCCATTCGTGGTATTCCTTCTTCAAGGGCTTCAATTGTTCCTCAAGCTCCACAATCTTGTCGGTGAGTTCTTCTTGGCGAAGTTTGGCTTCACGCCTCACCTCTTGAAGTTTCTTCCTTTGCTTGCTGTTAATGCTGTACATGACCACTCCTTTCACAGATAGATTGCGTTGCAGGGACGAATCTCGAGTTCAAAACGAACCCAGTGTGTCTTTTTCATGGGGAAACGAAGAAGAATTCGCATGGACTTGTACATTGCCCAAGCTGAGGCTGTCCAACGGTTCCACGAACGATGGACATATTCGCGTGTCACCCCAAGGGGATAATGCACGGTCAAAATTGCCTTTTCACAATTCTTCATTTCACTCTTCCTCTCCTGTTCCACGACAAAGGGCAACGAACATGTCATTGTCACACTTGCTCCAAAGTTTGCGGTAAGTCAAGCCATACTTCTCGCAGAGATGACAAGCCATCTTGAAAAGAGATGTCTCAGCAATCTCTGGAAACTTGGCGAGGGTGTCCTGGCACTGTCCAAACTGCTCATATCCCTGACCATTTGCGCCCGTTATTCGGAAACTTATCCCACCGTACTCTTCGCCGGACTTGCGATGGTCGCTTGTGTCGTCAAAGGTGACAAACACGCGATTTCCCTTGCGACCCCTGTTGTGGAGGTCAATGTTTCCCAGATGATACGATGTTCTCATTTTTAGCCCTCCAACTGAATCCACTTCGTGAACGCCACTTCAACCTTGTTTCCCCAACGGGAACGAATGGACGAATCGGCCTTGTCACCATCTGGCCCCATGATAATCTCCATTGCCCTCTTCTTCGCCTCGGCAAGGTCAACCCCACGCGCACATACAGTGAACGTGCCAACATTCTGTCCACTCTTCTTGACAAGGAACTTGAACGCATAGAGATGCCCAGTAATGGCGGGAGCGGCCAAATCCTTCTTCAGGAAAGAGCAATTATCCATAAGCGAATCCATCATTATCACTTCTCCTTGTTTCTCTCAACACCCATATTATAGCATAATCCGAGGTCAGAAGTCAAGGGGGTCTACGAGAAATTCTCAACCTTTGACCTCGGAATCCAGCTACCCTTTACTTGGCAAACTTCAGAATCCACTTGCAGAAGCAATCGTCCCGACAGGGCTTCACCACGCTGCTCGTCACTGTGTGGTTGTCTGAAACCTCGCCATCCGGGCTATAGAGTTCCATCTTGTCATTCATCTTTTCAGTCACGCCCACCCTGACCACGGCAACTCCATCCAGAAGGTCAGAGGGGACGCATGCCTCGATTCGCTCTGCGATTGTGTCGCATGACAGACCCTCATCGTCAGTCTGTCCAAGGTTCACGACCCCATTCTCGAACCAGATGTCTTCTATCCCCCAATATGGATTCTCCGCTCCCTTCGCATGTGGCATCACCGACGCATATTGGTCGCCATAGTCACGAAGAGACTGGATTACCTGCCTGAAAGTCAAGGGGACTTCACCACCCTTTCCAGAACCATCCTCGCCCTTCACCGAGATTCTGTCAAGAACTGCACTCTTCATCTTCCCATACGCGAACCAACCTTGTCCACCATGATCCGCGCAAAACGGCATGTTCTCATGCGAGTATGTCCCCTTTTCACGGCTATGCCCCCCACAGATGTTGTTTCCATCAACCGGGATGTAAGCACGAAGTTTGCCCTCCTGCCCGATATAGAGGACAAATGCAACCGCCCACTCGCCCTCAGCATGGGAATAACACCACGCAACTGGGAACTGACCATTTCCAGAACCAAGCATCTCATAGCCGGGAATCCCTTGTGCTGACGGCCACTTCGCCTCGTCCATAAGTCCAGCGAAGTCATGTCCCATGTCAACCTTGAGCAAGTCCTTGTGGACCTTCAGCTTGTCGTTGTAGATGGTTTCCTTGACACCACCATTGTCCTCAATCATGCGCTTGAGGTCTTCAATGGTCTGGTTTGGTTTCGCGTATCTGCCCATGATGATTTACTCCTTGTTGTTCTTGTCAACACCTACAGTATACCAAAAACCCCCTTGATAGTCAAGGGGGTCTGTATTTTTAATAACATCCAAAAATGTAATCACACAACTCTTCATTCCACTTTGGGGGATGTTTATGCGCATGTGCCTCATGCCAATAGGTATAATCGGCAATCGTGGCATCCGGCCAATCTGGGTATGGTGGATTTGGATCGTCTGGGTACTTTGGATTTGGATTAAATGGTGGCTTGGGGGTTATCTTCCCTGCCTTGGTTCTCAACCTCTCCCAAAAATCTGACATCTTCATTGGATCCTGACCCGAATGAAACCTAAGATACATATCATGTATTTCATCATCCAACAATCCTTCTTGACATACAGTGTTATAGTTGTCTGTTATCAACATATACGTTCTCTTAAACCCACCAAAAGGAACCTCAATTACCGACGAACGTTTTTTTCCTCTAGGACGTTCCTTCAGAGTTTCCCAACTATTCTACAGTTTGTCAAAACAATCAAAAACGGCAATGTATTGTTGAAACAACTTTTTCTGCTCTTCTTCAATCTCCTCTTTCGTCAAGTCTCTGGTTGAACCATACGGTGGGTCAGATGGAGGATACAAGTTCCACTGCAGCAGCACATATCCCACATGTTTCAACCAACCCAGCAACTCGTTGAACAGACCACCGATGTCATCGTCAATAGAGGAACTGTCATCTTCTTCCTCTCCATTGTCTCTGACAATACGAATCCCTTCGTCTGTTGCCAACTTGTCCTCATAGTTCAATTTTATCTCATCCACAAGCCTGTTCAATATCCTCTAGCCGTAACCATACAAGTCAGCTTCGTTTAACGGATTGTCTTTTATCCATTGGACATATTCCTGACACGCAATGGTCAACTATTCCAAATCAACATCTTCTTGGGAATCGGAAAAGCCAAAGAAACTCCTTTTTCCATCACGATCTTGTTGCGCATCCGGTTGTTCCACATCGCCCCGCACAAGTTGCATGAACATACCAGTATAATAACCATACAACATAATGTTTTCCAGAGACTGGTGCAATTGGACAGGGATGCTTCTTATTGTCTGTTCAATTGACCTGCCTACAAGCAACTTGTGTCCCTTCAATCTTCTAACGTAGAGCATTTCAGATTTAACCTCGCTTTTTATCGTCAATACGTATTTACAATTTAAGGGACTATTGACCTCTATGACCAATCAGTGGCTTCCAGACGAGCCAAAGCCACCACCTCTGTCGGTGTCCTTGCCTATGTCGTCATATACGCAATTCAACACCTCCTGGAGTTCAAGATTGATTACTGGGACAATCAATCCCTGTGTAATTTTCATTCCAGGTTCAATCTTCACTGACTCAACGTTGTGGTTGAAGAAGCAGAATATGAGTTCGTCACGATACTCGGAGTCAATCAAGCAAGCCGAATGGTCAAGTTTCATCTTCGTTGCAACTCCGGACTTGTTCACCATCATCATCGCAAGCCCCTGTGGAATTATGGTCTTGATTCCAGATGGAATGGCAACATGCGCGTTAAAACCTACTTCTAGGACATTTCCATCGAACTTCAATCCATTGACTGTTGTCCCATCTGGCTCAGAATACACCTTGTTCCTGGAATATTCCACCACCATGTTCTTGAAATCATCATTCCACGCTTTTGCGTCAGGAACGAAAAAGTCGATGCCAGCGTCAGTAGGATGCGCCTTGCATGGGACTTTCACCTCTCTTGTTCTGGTGAAGAACAATTGACCTTGCGTGGCATGGTTTTCTGGACGCAGATTTCCTCTCGAAATCTCGTCAAGCATCTTCATCTGTTCCCCAACTATCTTGCTTTGAATCCCATTGGAAACGTCAATGTTGGGAAATTCAGGACGTGGACGCAACGTTGGTTGCTCTGCCTTTTTCATTTCCTCCTTGATGTTCTCGGTGGTGTTTCTTTTTATCTGCCCTATTATGTTGTCGATTGCGGCTTGTGTAGAGGTCTCATCGTTCGCTACCTCAGACAATTGGTTTATCAAGCCAACTATGGTCTTTTCCCTATCGTTCAGTTCCATGATTCAATATCCTTGCCTTTTTCAAATCCAAAATCCTTGGTTGACAACGCCTTTCTTTCGTTGAAAGGTAGTTCACTCCAATCGTCCTTGAACTTCCCATTCTTCCAGTTGAACTTCCTCGCCGTCTCGGCGACTTCACCAAGGCACAGGGGAAGGTTGTTCTTCACTTCCTCGGTGAACAAAGTCACAACGCACAGGTTAACTTCCCAATAAAGTTCAATGAATTTCACCTTGTGATCAACGGACATTTCATCACCAGATTGGAGAGCGAGGTTTCCATCAAACACCCTTGCCACCATCACCTTACCCAAATCCACCCAAATAGGATTCGTCTCGTCTATCGTGAACCTCCGCGAATTTCCTGGAAGTGCAGTGGTTATTTCATTCAGATTGCATACTTTTGTCAACATGCCAGTACATAGTCCTTTCATGTCAATTATACTTCATTCAAGACATCATGACAGGAGAATGAAAACAATGCAACCAAAACGGCAATTGTCAAGCATCACTAATCAAATCACCATAATAGTTTACAGATTAAATCTGCCAAATCAATATCATCTAGGTTATATGTCTTATTTGGATCAAATTCACCAACAACATCAACAACTTTTTGTGGGAAGTCCATTATTTCAGTTGACTTTTCCTTGCACAATTGTACAAACCAATCATTGAACGAGTCTGCCTCTTGTTTTGATACCACAATATCTTTCATGTTGCTGTTCAAACTCTTTGGTCTTGGAATTATTGGAATATTTGCTCCTGGCATATTTGATATGATATTGTTTAATCCATCTGCCGCCCAAGCAAAAGGCGTGTATGCAGCTATCCCAGTAGTCATATATCCAATTTCTCTTTTCATAAGAGGAATTGTCACTTCAAATAAAAATTCTTCAGCAGTATATTCATATGGATTTATGAATCTTAAACGTATTTCCTCTATTTTGGTCGGAACCCATACAGTTGTTTCAAGTATTGTCCAAGAAATAATTCCATCAAGTGTATTTACTGCAGCATTGCCTATATCCCCAATAGTAATTGCATCTCTGGATTTGTCAGAATCTATCGTTCTTAAATGGTTTCCACTTGTTGCAAGTTCTTCCAAACCACTAGCCAATTCATGACATGTTTCATCTATTAGCCTACGAATACGTCCATCATATATCTTTAACTATCTAGCAATGGCTTCTGGTATTTTGGAAACATTTATTCTTTTCCCTTGCAATCTCTTTAGATAAATCATATCCTACACCTTCGTGTTGCTTCAAGTTGTTGCTTTTGCATTTCGTTCATGCAATATTGGAAACTCCTTGGAGTCATGTTCATCCAAGGCATCATTGATCCAACGTTCAGTGAATTCAGTGGATAGTTCTCGTTCTATGACTTGTACAAAGCTTCTTGTCCTTGCCTGAACGAAAGATATTCCCATGAGTTGTGTACATGCCCATAGAACATCGGATTGCCCTTGTATCTTCCATTCCATGTGTAGAATGGATAGTGCGTCAGAATCAACCGAGTCCCATCACCCAGGTTTTGCTCCTTGTAGTTCTTAATCTCCACGAACTGATTTCTGAAGTCGTTGTCATAGAGGAACTGGTAATCGTGGTTTCCCAATATCAAGTGCTTCTGCCCCTTCAAGTTCTTCAACAGGTTGACGGTGGTCTTGGTGTCATAGCATGAAATGTCGCCCAATATGAAAACATGATCTTCTGGCTTCACCACTCCATTCCAGTTCTTTGTCATCCTGTTGTCATAATCCTTCGGACCATTCAACTTGTAGTGGGAAAACGTCAACTGATACTGCGTTCTTCTGATAGGATTCGTGTCTGTCTGATACCCAAAGTGGATGTCCGATATGTAAAAGTAGTTCGTCATTCAATCTCCTTTGTGGTATTTACAACAACTGGACAACAAAAATGGATCCAAAAATGGATCCATTGAATTACCTTTCCAAGGCAAAGAGAAAATCAATCGTAAGGACTTGGATGTGGTCTTGGCTATACAGTCCAAATTCTCGTCTTTAGACTTCCAATATGGATAGTTCCCATTGACAATTACCTCAGTTGTTGTTATATGGCGAAGGTGGGACAGGAGGTTCATCACTGTGCTTGAACCCAAAAATCTTCAGAATCTTGTAGTAAAAACTTCCCATCTGTATTATTTACAATCAACAAACGCAGAACCATCTAAATTTTCAACTTTTTCATCAGGAATCCAAATGTCAGAACTGAAATCAGACAAGCCAAATGGGACATAGTATATTACCACGTTCTTTGGGTACTTCAAGTCCTTCCTCAGACACTGGGAAAACTCGTCCTCTGGATTGTAGTTCTTGATTGGAACAACGTTGAACCCTTCGTCCTTGAAATCGTACTTCTTGCAGTCGGTGAAGAAAAGGACAACCGGCTGGATCTTCGCCCCAATGAACTTGTCCTCAACCATATTTCTGAACTTCGTGAAATCCTCAAGTTTCAATCCAAACTTGTCCTTCACCACGGTACATACGAACAATGGGTGCTTCTCATCAGGCTCCCCAAGAAGACGCTTCATTTCAGACCTGTATTCCCCAACCAAGTCAAAATCAGGCTGCTTGTCCTCTGCCAACTCGTTCTTCTTCACATGCTCGTAGTATTTGAGGATTGTATTTCTCAACGCCATGCCTTTCGCCGTGTTGGTTTTCCATGCTGGAAGTTCATCGCCCCTTGAGTAGTCAAAGATATCGGACATTGACTTTACCCCGGACGCAACCATCAACTTCGTCAAGTCATCGTACTTTGATGACGCATCCCCATGCCAGATGTGGCAGGCTATGTTATCAACATATCCGAGTTCAACGTTGTAGCCGAACTTTCTGTCGGCTGGAAGATCAAATGGCTTGTACCACTTCTCGAATGACTTGAAAGCCTCGTCCCCTAGAATCTTGTGGTAAGTATGAATGTCATCAAGTATGATTGCAGGATCAAGTCCCCCAATCAAATTGAACAGCTTTCTTATCAATCCCAAGGTGAATCCAACATGCCCCTTGTCAGCCTTTCCAGTTGACACCCATCTGTAGCCGATTGTCTCAAACAGTTTGCAGTTCTCGTCAGCTTGGCAATATTGATGCGAGGCAAGGGAAAGCACGTCATAGGAATCAAACTCAGAAGCGGCTTTCTTAATCCAGTCGGAGTTGCACATCACAACGTCAGAATCAACGAAGCACAGCTTTGACTCTGTGCAGTTTGCAACGCCAATGTTCCACAGGGGATGCTTCAACATGATGCCCTCGTTCTCTGGCTTCATCTGGACGAACACGTACTTCACGCCATATCTCTTCAACCATTGGAACGCGCAGTCTGACTTCTTTCTCTGACACTCCACGAAAACCCATGTTGAGGGCTTCGCGGTCATCTGAAGGTTGAACTCCAGCGCCTGCATGGTGGCGCGTATTCTTGCTATGTCTGTGCCATAGAAGCACTGTATCAGCGCAATGTCCTCAATTGTCTCTTCTTGGTCAGGCAGCTTGTTGTACATGACCTCTGGTTCATGGGCATCGTTCAATAGAACCTTGACCTTCTCAAGCAGTGTTGGAGCTTCTTCAATCTTCTTCTGGATTTCTGGTGTCATTTGATAGTGCCTTTCAATAGTCAATTATACTATTTGTTGTATTTTGAAGCAGATTTCAACACAAGTTTGGGACTTCCAAAATTAGAGTTCACAATTGCTTTCTTTTGTTCTTCTGTTGGATATGATACATTAAATTTCCATTTAATCTGGTTCAACAGTTGTTCCCCAACATACGTGTTTGCCAAAACAATTGATGTCCCATTGTCGTTAGCAACATCAATCCCCCAGGCATCACCACATATGATGTCGGATTTCGATAAGATTTCACTTCTGAATTTACACACAAGGCATTTAGACATAAGATTATTTCTGGACAGATAATCACACATGTATCTGTTCTTTCCATGTGGTTCTGACAAAACATATCCATTTTCAAACTCAATCGTGAGACTGTAATTCTTCCATCCCGTCAGCTTGTCTCTAAAGTTTACTGACTTTATCTTTCCGTGTTCTGAAATCAATTCCCCAATGTAGTTTTTCCAAAGATTGTCGTCAGGAACCCCAAAGCAGAACAACTCAACGAGAACAAGGTTTTTGTACTTGCTGAAATTGTTCCTCATCCAATGGCACTGACATGGGCGGCCGATGAACACCACATGTTTTCCAGATTCAAGCAGTTCGACAATTCGCTTTTTGTTGACCTCATCCAGCAAGGAATTTATGTACTTGCTCCCCATTGCCAGATTCTTGTTTGAATCGTCAATCTCAACATACTTCAATGACAGAAAATCGTCCGCGAACACAACCCCAAAACACGAACCACCATTCGTTCTTACTAAATCAACTATCTCGGGAATAACGCCACCAGACGATGATTTTTCCAAAACACTTGCATCGTTGTTTTGCATAATAAGGCACTTTGGATAGTTGCAACATTGGATTCCTTCATCAACTTCGTTGAAATTGATGTTTAATTGTTTCAACAGCATTTTTCCTTTTTCCGAAAAGCACCACTTGTAAGGCATTGAACCAAGAATGTTTTTCTGTATCTATACAACCTCTTCCTTAGTTGGATTTACCGATTGGACAAATTGTTCATCTGAAACATGTTCGAGCGCCGTTTCCAAAGATGTCCATTTCAATATATCTTCATAATGAATTCTATCGTACACTGAATAGTAATCCTGGAACTTGTATTCATCAACGTCGGAAAAGAACAGGGCTGGAACTCCAAACGAATGAGAGAATATGATAGCATGTAGCGAACTGGCAACAACTACCCTACATGATTGAATGAACTCAAACAAATCCAACGGAGACTTGGTTTCATCACCCGTTTGCATTATGGCAATGTCCTTGTCAGGAAATATCTTCTTGGCTGTATCAAGGTATGTTTTCAATTTTTGTTTTGCAGTCCAATGGGTAATTATTCCAATGTCGTGTATTTTCGCTGAGGATGGCGTGTACAACAATGATGCCAATAGTCCAGAATCCCCAATTGGAAGGTCTGGAGAAATTCCAATACCCGCCTCAATTACGTTATTCCTAGATATTTTTCCTCTGACATAGCAGAACGATGAACCTTCTACGTTTTTACAGTCCATCACATGTTTATCTCTATATTGCCAACCAAGACCACACACCAAAGTTGAATTATTTGCCAAGAATGGTATCTCTGAACCAATGAACATCATGGTTCTTCTATGGTCAATCTTGTCTAGTGCTTGTTTGTCATAAATGGACTCAAGCAGATAATCGGAAAACACGTCACCAAGATTATATTTATCCCTCCAATATTCAATGTACTTCCTGTTTTCGCGTTTGAACACGTTTACATGTTGCTGAAAGTTTTTTATTGGGTGAATCAACTCATTTTGAGGGCAGATTCCCCCGTTTCCATCCAATAACTTTTCCAATTCATTGAATCCACACAAAACACTCCTTACTTTTTTAGATTCAAAGAACATTGATAAACTCAATCCCCGTTTTTTCACAACAGTTGGAAATCCATATTCATTGAATATGCAATTGCCATTTGCATAGAAATCATGTATTTCATGAAGTGCCTTGTTTGAATATACGCAACACTGAAGAAGGGATTTGCAAAGTTCATCTTCGTTTATCCATTCTGTCTGGAACCTGACATATCTGAATCTCTAATCTTCCTTTGCGTCACAGTAAATATTAATAGGCAAAAAATCAACATTTGTTTTTTCAACGGTTTCAAACAACAACGAATAATCGCCATTGAACAAAATATCGTCTTCTATTACGAAATAACGATCATAATCAGGGTGCAGCTTGAAGAAATATGGCTCTTGATACGCCATGTTGTAAATCAACATGGTATTTCCACCATACCAGTTAGCAATGTCTTTCCCCTTATTGGTTTTCAATAAATCATCTCTGCTTATTATTGGAAACCCATTTTCAAGGAAGGTATTTTCGTCATACACAATAACGTTTTCTTTCAAAACCAACCTACACGAAATCAAATTTCCAATGTGTTCCTCTGAATGTTCATTGTACGTTTTATCAAACATGATAAACGCATCATAATCCTCAGGAAGATTATCAATCCATGTCTTGAATACGTACTTCTTGAAGTCATTAAACTCGTTTGTCTTTATTATGAATGCGAACTTTTTCATGTTTAACCCACACCTTGTTGTCAAAGATTTATTAATCCACCTCTTTCATGATATATGTCATTTACAAATTGAAGTATGGTATCGTAGTCAAACACACCCCCATATTTTTCACTTAAAGTTGAAATAATCCCAAATAACTCGTCTCTTTGTTCATTTTCTGGATGTTTTACCACTTCTGAGACCAATGAATCTATTTCGTTCATTATGTAATCCACAAAAAATGGTGAAGTCTCTTCTTTGTTCATAAAGTCACTCCTCCTCTTCGTTTTCCAATATTCGCGTTTATTATCTGCTCAATTGTTTCCATATCGTACTGCCCACTGTTGGCATCATATATTTCCTGTGGAAGGTTGCCCAATTCGTAGCATCTATCTGCTTCTGGAAGTTTCATTATCTCGTCAAGTCTGCGTATGATGTCCCCTTCAAGGGTTTCATATCCAGCATGTGAAGTGAAATATCCACCACATTCGTTGTTTTCTCTATAACAATCCATTTCATTTTCCTTCTTGTTATTTTTCATTAAGTTCCTGTAAGACATACCTATACAGCATTTTCCCAAAAGTTGTTCCCGAAATTCTATTGTTTTCCTCAAAATTGGAGAACAAATTCTTGTAGGTTTTTTGAATTGCGTTGTTTCCATAAATCCCGAGAAAGCACTTCTTTTCATCTAAACCAATTTCGAGCAGTTTTTCGTCAGAGAAGTTGAATGTTCTCAATGTGTTATACAACAGTTGTTCCATGGACGAACATTGGACTATTGACTTGCAGCACTTGAATAACTCCAAATCCTCCTGCTCATATGCCACGATTGGAATTCCACAAGCCATGGCTTCAGCTATCAAATATGGGTATCCATCGAACTTGCTCGTATAGCAAAGCAATCTCGCCCTTTTCAGTATCTGGATTACCTCATCGTTTGTCTTGTCGCCACAGAAATCAACCTTGTCCTCCAACCCAAGTTCTTCCACAAGGCGTTTTGTCTATTCATAAATCCCTTGGTTTTCAACAAACCCCACCATCTTCAACCTCATGCCAGAATTTAACGTATACTTGCATGTTCGGTTGAATGCGTATATTGCGTCAATTGGGTTCTTCTACTCGCAGAACCTTCCAATCCACACGATTTCTCCGTTGAATTCTCGCCTTGTCGTTCTGGCGATGTCAATCAGTTCTGGATTTACCACATTTGGAATATAAATTGAATCAATCCCAAATTCTCGGAACAGTTGCTCATGTTCCTTTGACAATGTGATAACTTTGTCAAAATACCTGAAGCAGTTGAATGTATAATCAAAATTAAACCTTCCATATCTCTTCTGAAACAGAAAACAAGGATTGTTGTGGAAACACATCATGAAATAACATCCTAAATGATTTGCAGATATGAAATCGAACAAAGACACAACTTGCCAGTATTCCTGTGAGAAAATCAAGTCAATTCCGTGTTTCAGTATCGCACCTTCCACTTGTTTCATTCTAGTTCTTATTGCCGTCTCATCGTTCCATCTTTGTTTTTCAATACGTTCAACCATTACACCAGTTGGAATAGACACCTTCTAGTTGATTTCACTTGTTAAAAGAACAACCTTATACCCAGTTTCCATCAACAAACGGCAAATATTCACAATGAAAGTCTCAACTCCACCAATGGCAATTGTCTGATACAGAATCCCTATCGTTTTTATTTTGTGTTTCTATATTGGTCTTACCATGTACTTCAAATACACACCCGACAAGGTTTTTATGTCATCCGAAAGCACTCCCTTGAACCTATTGAATATGAACTCCATCATCACTTCAAAAGGAATGGTTTCATTGAAAATCTATGGGAAAAACTGTTCATCCCTTGTCTACCTATGTATAATGGACTAAACCATGTTTGACACGATATCCACTTTCTCCTTCATTGTTTTCAATGAAGAAATGAATTTTGAAACCAATGCCAGACAGTTTCTGTCGTTTTCATACTCTTTGTCTGAATATGTCTTGAAGCCATTTGATTGTCCTTCAAGAGAATAGCAGTAAAGCACATCAGATATTGCCTTGACTTTGCCAAAACTTGCTTGACAACTCAATCCAATAAGTTCAACCTCATCTTCCATCATGTTTATTCTTACATCAAGTGGAAGTTTTTTGGCAAATCTTCTGAAAATGTCCCCACAGAAGCATTTTGTTATCATATTGTGGTTTTTGTTGTTCTGATACGCATAAATAAGCATGTCATACATTGAATCAAATGTCTATGAACCAATGTTGAAATACCTTTCGTGCTCAGGCGATTCACATTTCACTCCAAACTGTACAACTTCAACTCCATGTTCAAATTGCCTAGACAGAACGTCCAATGCGTTGTCAAATAAAGTGTCGTCTGCGTCAAATGGAAGAACATACCTTCCTATTGAATTCAATATTGCAATATTTCTGCAACCAAAACATCCAATGTTCTTTTCATTCCTGACAAGTTTGACCTTTGGCTCATTTGAATACAACTTGTTCAACAACTCCCACTGACCATCCGTGCTGCAATCGTCAACCACAATGACTTCAAAATCCTGGAAAGTCTGGTTCAGAACAGAATCAACGCATCTCTATATGCTGTCCTTGGCGTTGTATGCCGGAATGCAAACTGAGAAGAATGGCTTCTCCCCATTATAATCTTCAGATAAGCAAACACACCTTGAACTAGGCTTCAGTTTCGTCAAATCAATTATGTCAGTTTTCCTGGACATTAACCACTCTCCTTTCCTTGCACTTCTCCCAGAGGTTGAAGAAGAATGGGTTTTCATATATGGACTTCGCCAGATAGCATTTCCTCTTGACGATTCCAAAGAACTTCTTCACGGTAAACACCTTCATTTCAGACTGGGGATAGCACTTTGAAATCAACTCGAAGCAGTACACCCTCTTGTCGTCGGACTTGTAGTTGAAGTCATAGGGCTTTCCAATGGATTCAACGGCCTTTTCAACGGCCTCAGATTGCCCCGACTTTGGTCTGAGAAGCATGATTCTGTCTGAAACGCAGAAGTCAACTATGTGGATTCTCTCTACGGATGGGGAAACCGCGTGTATCATTTCATTGTTCCCCACGTAGATTCCCGCATGGGAATATCCCTTCTTGTCTGGAATGAACTTTCCATCAAGGTAATCGTTGTACCCTCTGATGAGGACATCCCCAGGCTACACGTATTTGAGAATGTCAAAGATGTCGTAGCCAGTTATGAAATATGGCTCGTCCTTGTAGAAAACAACAGGAATCAACCCAGAAGTGGCAATCTTTATCTTGCCGAACCAGGTGAGGAACTTTGCCCAGATGTTGTAGAGGAACTTCTTCATGATTCAATTATACCTCAGTTTTTCGTGATGGAGGACGTTCCAAATCCCCTTGATGGGAAGAATGGATACCTTGCCGATTTCTGTCCAGCAAGCAGACCATTGATGTAGTAGTTGTAGTAGTCGTTGGCGAAAACGTGGAACTCAATTTCCTCGTGGATGGTTTCATGCGATACAAGCGCAACTTCCTGACCATCGTATGTCAAGGCGTGTTCTCCAATTGCCCACTCGTCAGTCCACTTCATCTTGTTCTCCTCCACGTTGTAGAGGCGGTCTCTGTTCACAATCTCAATCACTGTTCCATTGGAGAAGGTATACTTCTCGTATTTTGGCTCTGTCTGGTACAAGCCTGCAGACGAGAACCTGACCTCGCTGTTTACAAGTTCCTCGTTGTCCTTGTTGTGTTCGCAGTTGAACGCCTTTACAAAGTCTCCAGGTCTGACTTCCCCAATTGGCTTGTCGGTGCCATCGGCCATGCGAACCATCATGTTCTTGCTAAAGCATCCTACTGTCAAGCTCATAACTATCCTCGTGTTCTATGTCAAATTCAAAGTGTATGTAGTTGTATCTGGTGAACTGCTACCAGCAAAATACATTGTATTGTTTTCTCCATATACGGCATACCACGCAGAACCACCATCACTATCATGTTGATATGCCAAACCAGAAATCTGAATTGAAACAATGTCAGTATATGTCGTAAACGCACTTGCCGTGACAGTTGTATTGTCGCTCTTCGTCAATGTGACAGTCCAACGTCCACTTGGATAACTACCATATATGTTCCCATCATTCACAATCTGAACGCTGTACGATGGCACAGGAGACTCCTCAAAGAATTGAATCGTGGTGTTTTGGGTCAAGTCAAGGTGGTATCTCGTTGTCACAGGAGATGTCTATCCATTGAGATAGGAATAGTTGTTCGGTCCGGTTACCTTGTAGTAAGTGGAGTTTCCTCCCTATGGAGTCTGATATGCCGTACCATTCACCTGTATCGCAACAATTCCAGTGTATGTCCCTGCAGTTGGATTGAGAACATAGGAGTCGTCGTCCTTAATCAGGGCAATCGTCCAAAGTGACTAGTCAACCGAGTCTGGATTGGAAATCGTCACCGAATAAGTTATCCTCGTCCTGACCACGTTAATCGCAGTCAATTCCTCAACCGAAAGTTCTGAACAAATGAAATTGTTTACCATGATAACCTCATATATCAAAGGTTATTTACCATTTTCAGTTTTCTTCTGATATTCGTTCCAAACCAGGTCAATCAAGTCCTTTACGGTCTCCAATTTTCTGCCCCTGTCAAGGTTGTTGCCATCAATCCCAACCATGCTGCACACGTCATATACAAGTGCCGTTATGTCCATGGAGTCCAGTTCAAGGTCTTCAATCAACCGCAAGTTCTCGTCCTTGTAGGTGTACCTTGAGGTTGGAATAGGAATCGGCACAACCCAGAACTTATCGTCTGGGATGCAGTCAAACGCGCAATCGGATATGTAGTTTCTGTCAACCATTCTTGAAGAATCCCTTGCTGAACAATGCGGACTTGCTGTCAAAGATGTCCATTCCTGTCAACTCGCATACACGTTTTCTGAAAATTTCAAGCATGTCATTCCCAAACATGTACACGCCATTTTCCCTTGAAGGAAAGGTTTCATTCCATGAGCAGTTTTCATGCATCCAGTCCCTGTCGTATCTGGTCACGTCATGCGCTTCATATCCATTCAACCACTCAACCATGGCGTATGTTCCATCGGCATTGAACGTCTTCAGAACCTTGTTGTCAACGAACCTCTCAATGTTGGATATGTGTTTCTTCTGGAAGCAGCATACATACCCAGTTGAACTCGGAATCCCCCATGTCTCGTAGAGTGTTCTTCCCTTTTGAGTCAAGCATCCTGTCAATGGAACTCCCCCAAACGCCTTGAAGTCAGCCAATCTGGATTCAATATAGTCGGTTGGGTAGAGGATGTCGTCATCGCAACATATGATGAAATCGTCATCTTTAATAAACTGAAGCACTGGAAGAACCTGCTTGAACGCCTTTGTGTCAACATCAACCCAGTTGATGAAAACATGTGGGTCTTCAACCACAAGTTCCCTGAGAAGAGGTGGCAAATCGTCAAGGTCTTTGGGGAACTGTGGTCTTGCCAAAGTAAGGTAAATCCTGTCTGGAACAATGGTGTTCTCCAACAGGGATTTCACCACCCGATAGCAGTTTTTGATGCGCTTTGGATACGAGGTAAGGCAGCAGATGGTTTCACCAACACGACCCATATTTCCCCTTCTTCAACCCAACAGTTACTGTAAGCAAAACCAGAACAAAAAACAACACACTGATTGAAATTGGAACCCATAATGGAGCAGTAATCCACCACCAACTCCAATCAATCACCTTCGTCAGCTTGAGGACAAGGAACACAAGGAACAGGAGGTTGAAGAACCCCGTTCCACCAATAGTTATGGACTTGCTCGATTCAGACATGTTGTTATCTCCTTCACTGTATTATACAACAAAGTGAGGAAATGGTAAATAATACAAACACCTTAAAATGAGGTAAAACAAAATGGTTACAATAGGAACACTGAATGGCGGAAACATCACTATAACAACTGGAGGTTCTGCTCCAGCAACTCATGAAGAGACTTGGTACAAGTATGTGGGTGATACTGAGTGGAAAACAGTAAGCATAACTGGCGCAATTTAGGGTGGATATAATCCAGAAGACGATGTATACCTTCCAACAACACAAATACCCGATATATCAAATGTAGTTGTACTTGAAATCGGTACAGGAACTCAAGCAAATCCCGTAACGAGCATCGGTTCTTATGCCTTTTACAATTGTAGCGGCCTTACGAGCGTGACGATCCCCGACAGCGTTACGAGCATCGGGGATTTCGCGTTCTATAATTGCGGCGATTTGACGAACGTTACGATCCCGGACGGCGTGACGAGCATCGGGTCTGAGGCGTTCTACAATTGCAACGGCCTGACGAGCGTGACGATCCCAGACTCGGTGACGAGCATCGGGGATTATACGTTCTCCGATTGCAGCGGGCTGATGAGCGTGACGTTTGAAGGAAAAGACAAAGCCACTGTTCAAGGAATGTCAAACTATCCATTTGGACTTGAATGTGCAAATGAAAATGGCGTGACAATCCACTGCACAGATGGCGACATTCAAGTTCCACATGAAGAATAATAAACTTCAACATCAGAAACAATCAAGGTTGGTCTTGTCAATCAAGAACCAACCTTCATTTTCTCCCCAATTCAATTGCTCAACAATCAAAGTCTTTTGATGCAATCAAAGTCCCTTGATGTACTCAATCCACTGCTCGAATGTCTGCTTCTCCATTTCCATTCCAGCCTTGATTTTGTTCGCACGTACCTGATTTGATACCATCAACTTGAACGCATTGTCCAGCTTGTTGAACCTCTCGCCGTATTTCTCGTAGAACTCCTTGAACCTCTTCTCCGTGTCAAGCCTGTACTCCTGGTTGTCTTGCTTGAGCCAAGACTGCGTGTTCATCAAATAATACGTGTCGAACATCTGGGTACAGACGAGCATGTTGGCGTTGGCTTCCTTGCCCCTTGTGACGAGCTGGTCAACAAGTGCAGTGATTGAGTCAATGTAGTTCTTGTAGGTCTTCTGCATGTACAATGGGTCATGCCTGCACACGGACTCGTCACGCCACCTCCAGAGGTAGATTGGCACGTCCGAATATTTGATTGAGTTGGGATCGTCTGCCAACGTAGTCGCCATGTAATTGAAGTAGGAGTCCTCGTGGACAGTCAATGCTGGATTGAATCGGATGTTCTTGTCAATGAGATACTGCCTCTTGTGGAACTTTCCATGCACGAATGTCCTGTCCTGCTTATGCTCGGTAAACCAGAACTTGCCATCCCTCTTTACTTCCTCGTAGAACTTCGTGGTCAAGGAATTGAAACCCTTGTCCATCTCGGCAAAAATGATGTTCAGACCAACCATGGAGAAAAACATGTCGTCAGCATCACAAAACATGACATAATCCGCGGTGGCATAGTCAAGGCATGCGTTCCTAGTTGCCGAAACTCCAAGATGGTCTTTTGCCATGTGGTAGTCAATCTTGAACGGGTATGACTTGAGGAACTTGTCAGAAAGTTTTGACTTGGGGTAGCCATCGTTCACTATGATGACACCAACATCGTTGAAGTCAATTCCCTGCTGAAGAGCGATTGAGTCAAGAAGAGACTTGATGGTGTCCTTCTTCTCCTTGTACTGTGGAACCAGAATCTGTAGTTTCATGTTGAATTTGCCTTGTTGATTATTCACACCTTTCAATTATACAACAAAATGGTCTGGGAGACAATTCCCAGACCACTTGTTTTGCGTTCTCCAATATGAGAATTGGAAGATTAGGCAAGGGCATTGCCATCTGCGTCAAGCCAAACCAGGTCGGCTGTGACGCCTGTGACAACTCCATCAACCTGCGTGACACCAACCTTGATGCTGTTGTTCTCGCTGGAGGAAACAGAAGCGTCCAAGCCACCGAACAATGTCGCGGAAGTGACAACCACATCCACAGATGGAGCGAGTGTCGCAGCATCAACGCTCACCGTGACAGACACGCCCTGGTCAGCATCAGAAGCGGAACCACCAACATATGCGTCGGTCTTGGTCTTGAGCGCGTCAATCGCAGCACCTGCCGCGTTCAACGCACCTGGAACAGTCTCAACGCCCGTGAACACTGCAGCCGTTGAAGAATAGGCATTCGCAGCATAGGTGTTCTGATCGCCAATGAGTTCCCACTTCGTGCCATCATAGATATACTCCTGACCAGCAACAAAGCCCTCACCTGCAGGAGAACCAATCACCACGATGTCGCCAGCCACAGGATCGCTCACTGCGCCTGTAGAAGCCTCAACGCCACGGAAGTGGATTGTGTTGCCAAAAGCAGTCGCGTCAACAGTCACTGCAGTGACAGAACCACTCTGGGTCGTCACTCCAACTGTGATGCCATTGCTTGCGCTTGTCTGCGTTGCAGCAGCGATTGCAGCAATCTGCTTGTCAGCCAACTGCTCAACCGTGCTTCCACCAATCGTGAGGGTTGTCGCGGAAACTGTCGTTGCACTGAATGTCGCGGTATCGGTTACCGTCAAGTTCGTGAACGTACCTGTGTCTGCCGTTACTGCCTTTGTTCCAGTCCCACTGTAGGAAACCACTGCCTGAAGGTTGGAGATGTCAGTCTTTACCGTATCCCAACCACTGACCTTTGCAGAATCAGACCCCAACTTGACCTCGCCATCAGAATCGCCAGTGTCAAGTGTTGGGAACGCAACAGCATTCGCCGTCACAGAACCATCTGCGGCTTGCGTGATGTTCGTTATGTAGCTGTTGGCATCTCCAACTGCAAGTGCGGAAAGAGAAGCCTTGATGTCTGCTCTCCATGCGGATGTCAAAGAACCGACATCACCACCAATGCTCTGCCATGCTGAACCATCATAAACCCAGCCTGCTCCAGCTCCAGTTACCACAATGTCTCCACGCGCAGCACCTTCAATGCCCGCTGTGGATTCAGCAACCGTCACTCGGCCAAGTCCAAAGCGGCTCGTTCCCTTGTAGAGTTCGCCACCTTCGACGAAATAAATGCCACCAGTGTCTTTGCTTGTAAGTGCAGCAAAGGACTCTGACGTGGTAGCATAGAATTTAACTTGTGCCATTATGTTTTACCTCTTATGTGTTTTGTTGTGATTTGCAAATCCCAATGAGAACACAACTTCTCAAGGGAAATTAAATCTCATGAAATATTTACAAAATAACCATAAAATTTTGATATTGTATCAATTCCATTCTGGGGCATCTTCGTTTCCTATTTCGAACCATGCGCTACCTCTGTACATGTATTCCTTCTTCCCATATACAACCATGTCCATTTCATGTGGTTGGTAATTTGGCTTGGATTCTATTTCTACAGAACCATTTGCAGGATCTTTTTTGGAAACTCCAACATAGTTCAATCCAGATGGCGTGTAGCAAGTTCTTTTACCACCAAAATCAAGGTAAATTTTCTGAAGTGGTTGCACGAATATTATCTACCCTTCCTTGTATTTAGGAACAAATTTAGAAGTATCCTCGCCATCGGCACGAAAGCCATCTTCTTCTCTGTAAATCTTGAATGACACTGATGTTCCCATTGCTTATTCCTCCGATTCGTCCCATATCAATCCTTGAGAACTTGGGTCATCTCCCCCACTTCCACCTCCACCAGACTTCACAGACTTGTAAATCTGGTAAATCCAGGGAATGGTCATGTTGATGTTTGGTTGGTTCAGAAAGCAATCAAGACTCTCTGCAATCTTATCTTCCTCCCCATCTTGTCCATCTTCGTTATCTTCACCACTTCTCTGTTTCATGGCATTGGCAATCTCATATATCCATGGAACAACCATGTTGATGTTTGGTTGATTCAAGAAACAATCCAAGTTTTTGGTTCTTGGATCCTCTTCTCGCTTTTTTTGTATTTTAGCCATCTTTTATCACCATAGTTTCCAAGGGTTCTTTGATATATTTACCAAGAACCGTATGAAATGGTAAATATGGGCAAACACACACATAAGACAACACGCCATGAAACTGAAGACAACAACATTCGCAGCGATATTGTGCTTCGCCATATTGCCGTTTTTGGGTGGAGGATGCACAGAAGAGATTCAAAAACAAGATCCCGTGGAACAACATCAATCTTGCACAAACAACATTGGTGAAAGAGCAACCCAAAATCAAAATCTGGATTGGTTCAAGCAGGGGTCAACCTATATCTGGGATGGCTGGAAGATAAAATAACGTCAATTTTTCTTGTCGGTATACAATGTGCCGTCGGAAATATACAACTTGTAAATCTCCCCAGTTTCAATATCTTTCAACTCTATCGCATCATACGGACCAGATCCACCACCACCAGATGGCAACTGGTTCTTCAACTTGTCGTAAATCTATCTGGCTCTGACATCAATATACGAATTGATGTATTCAGTCCAATCCTTTACCGTCATGCCCGGAGGTATCGGTCCAGGAGGACATGGTGGAATACAGTGATGATGTGGTGGACAAACTACATATCCGAACTTTTTCTCTTTCAATTCTGCCATCTCAATAATACCTCTGAAAGCATGTTTATTTGGTATTATTTACAATAATCGCCACAAAATTTCTTCTCATTTGCTGCCCTTTTGATCAAGGTATTGCTTCAACGCCTTTGCGATCTGGTCTGGGCATGATGTACCCCGTCTGCCACATTGAATCCCATCAAGTTCCTTGATTACATCTTGAACCTTTCTCCCTCGAAGGAGT